CTGCTAGGTTAACATTTGTTCCCCATTCGTTAATTGAAGTTGCACTAGAGTCTAGTGTTGCTGGTGAATCACCTACGATAAATGCTGTTAAGCCTCTATCATTATTTAGGCTAATCATTTCACCAATTAGTTCTGGATAACCTGGTGCCGCCATTAAGTTAAACACTCTTGACTCATCATCTCGAATGTCTTGGTTGCTGTTAATCATTGCTTGCATTGCTTGTACTACAACTGCTCTTTGCGCTGATTGACCAAACTTACCTGATCCATCTACATTGTTTGCTGATTCAGTTACCCATCTGTGTGGATAATATGAAAGCATTGCCGCGTCACCCATACGCTTGTTATCTGCTGTAACATCAATATAGTTACGTACAAATTTCTTAACGTTGAATCCGCTTCTGCGTGTATTAAACAATATCATACCTTTTGGATATAATGCTGGATCTGGAGCGTCTGCATCTAAGAAGTTACTTGTTAGTAAATCTGGAATAGTTGCTTCTAAACTATTAGCGCCTGCTGTTGACCAACGTGCGTCACCAAATAGTACACCGTCACTTGTTGTTTGATCACTTGAATCTAATAACACCCAAACTTGCTTGGCATGTGACCAGCGATAAATCTCTGGATACTTGTCAATGTTTGTAGTATTAATCCAAATGTCACCATCTTTAAGACCAGTACCATCTGATTGTCCTGTTGCCGCTACTGGTTGTGTAGCACTTACAATTGGACCTGCTGGGTCAGTTTTATCACCTGCGCTTACTGCATAGTAAGGACTTGATGCGTCTTGATAACCTACCCAAGTAGTACCATTATGAATCATAATGTCTGCTTCGTCAACAATACTGTTGTACCAAAGTGTACCATCTACTGCTAATGATGTTGGAGCGTTTTCACCGTTTGTTGCTGTTAACACTTTCCAGTTACTTGCAACAAAGTCATTTACTGCATCACCTGTTGGAGCCGCATACAAGTTAGTAGTATCTGATGTACTAAAACCAATTTCTGCTAAATGTCCACTTGTGTCAGCAATTCTAAAGTCGCCGCCTTTTGCATGTGTAATTACAACTCTATTTGAACTGTCAACGCTTGCACTTACATTTGTCATTGCCGCATTGTTAACTGCTCCTGCAATTACGTCTGCGTCTGATGCCGCACCAGTTGCTGTACCAGTTACTGTAACTGCACTTCCTAGTGATGCGCTACCAACAATTGACTCTTGAAGAGTAAATGTAATTGCGCCTGCACTTGCTTGTGTAGTAACTGCACTTGATGTAATGTTAGTTGCACCAGTACCGTTGCGTTTGTACACTTTAAAGTTTGCCACTGCGTCTGTTGCTTCAGCATCATTTGATTTTACATAAAGTGCTGACGTTGCTAAGTTTGCTCCGCCGCCTGCTTTATCAAGTGTTGCTAAAGCCGCTTGGTTTGATTCAAATATTGAAACATCTACAGTATCCCATAGATCTGTTGCACTATTCCAAACCTTAACAGCCCACTTAGCACCTTTGTTTGGTGAAGTAGTTTTAGCCCAAATGCTACCTGTTGGACGTGGAGTTGTATCGCCTGTACCAAACTCGGGAACACTTGTATGAGGGGCAATATTCAACGCCGGTGCCGCATAAGTTCCTGCTACAAGACCCATGTCGCCCATTGCGCCTGTGCCTTCTGCTAGTACTATGTTAACACCTGTTGAGTGTAATCTTAATATATCGTTAGCCGCTTCAACTGATGCAGTTACGCCTGAAATACTCAAGCCATTAATTACTGCCGCTAATGCTGTTGCGTCTGTTGCGTTTGCTGTTACTGTTGTACTGTTCAAAGTAAAGTTCAAACCTGAAGTTGTTGTTGCGCCAGCAGTACCTGATGCTGTAGCCCAACTTGCTTTCCATGCGCCTGATCCTACTTCAACCCACGCACCACTTTCGTTTTTGTAGTATGTTTTGTGTAGAGTACTTGCCGCTGTAATAGCATAATCGCCAACTGCGCCTACTGAAGTTTTTGGTGCACCTGTTGCTATGCCGCCAACTAATTTTGTTACGTCAGTGATTACTGTTGGTTTTTTATAACCAAATGACTGACCGCCTGTTGTAGTTACAGCCGCTGAATTCCATTCGAAAATACCGTAGATAGTACTTGCTGTATCTACCCAATATGTTCCGTTTGTTGGATTGCTTGTTGGCGCACTTGCACTTGCTGTTAGCCCTGCAAGATCAATTCCTGCTCTAACTACATATGCTCTATTACTTACACCTAATAGTGAGTAAGCCGCTTGTAATCCATATTCATTAAGTTCACCTGCATGTATCGGATTATTATTAGTATCCGTATAAAATGTTGGTTCGCCGAATGTTTCTACTAAATCTCTTTGTGAGGTAACCAAAAAAGGTTTACCTGCATTTGCCGCTGTTGTTCCTGGTGCTGTACCAGTCCCGCCGCCGTTTTGTTTATCTTGTGCGGTAGCAACAAATATCATTGGTACGGTGCCTGGTTCGCTGGGCGTGTAAAAACTTTCGTCTATTACTTTAACCTCAACACCTGGTGATGATAATGCCATTGTGTTTCTCCTTAATAAAAGTGTTCGTAGTATTTATATGAAATGAGAATAACATGGCTCAAATAGTACCAGAAAAAGGGACCAAAAAGGTGAGGTAAATACAGTATGAGACCTTTATGCGACTGTAAACTAAGACCTGCGGCTATTAATTACAAAAAGGATGGTAAAACTTACTATCGTAAGAAATGCGAAACGTGTTTACGTAACGGTCCTAAGCACGGAGTTCCAAAATGGCAACAGCGAGGATATGTAAAGAAAGAGCATTGCGAAAAGTGCAATTACAAAAGTAAGCACCCAGAACAGTTTGATGTGTATCACATAGACGGTAATTTAGAAAATTGTTCTATGTCTAATATAAGAACCATATGTGCTAACTGTCAACGTATTATGCAGAAACGAGGCGTTCGTTGGAAACAAGGTAACCTTTTACCTGACTTTTAAGTTCTTCTATTCCTAGGTCATTGTGTACGACTTGGTTAAAATCAACATTAGCCCAGCGCCATTCGGATTCATGTACATCTTTAGGTTCTACACCAATATCTTGATACATGCGTAACCATACTGGATCTTGGCCACGTCTTACACGCCAGACTTCGCCGTGAATACTTTTAATCATGTTTGCTTCATTAGGAAATCTTACATCTGGTATAACAAAATCTTTGCTTGGGTTTTTCATTATTTCTTGTTTGACCATACTTACCCAAATACCATCATCAAAGCCATGACGCATACAATCAGTACCAAATTCTTGTAGTACACGTCTAGGAGTAATAGTACGTCCTGTTTCTTTAGTCCAAAAGTTGTCCTGCATTTCGCGCCACTCTCTGCTGTCAACTGTATCACCTTCTAACATAGCACGATCCCAACCAAACACAGTAGCAACACCGTCTTTGAGTTTATCAGCAAAACTTAATTTTGTAAATCCGTAGTTGTCAACTAATATATCGCCAACAGTTCCTTTGCCGCAACTAATTAATCCACATATTCCAATTATCATATTTTTAATTCCGATGTACCGCCGCCTACAGTGCCGCGAGCAAAAAAGTTAAACGCCAGACTGTAGCGTGGAGTTGTTGTTAGATTAGGAGTTACTTGATGTTCTAAGTGACTTGGAAACATAACTATGTCTCCTGATCTAGGTGTAATATAAAACTCACCTGTATTATATTGTGCAGGTTCTGAATAACTTACCCTTACAGTATCATGAAACAGATTTGTATATAAATGAGATTTTTGAAAAACAATGTCTCCAGCACCTGGCTCATTTTGAATATAATATACTCCACTTAGCATTGCATTACTGTGCCAGTGCAAACTGTTACTTTCATCTTTTGAATGCTTGTTGATCCAACTGTTTTGTAATTCAAATGTAACGTCATCGTTAACTTTTAATTCTTCTTTTACAAACACATTACATGCTTCTTGAATTTGAGTTTTTAGTCCTGCTAATTTTGGCTGGTTTAAAATATATTTGTCTTCGGTATGTTCATGTCCTGCCGCTTCATCAGGATATTCTAATCTTTCTATCCATGCCATTGTTGTAGGATCTACAGTTCCAATATTTGTATAAAATAAAGGTATAGCGAATAAAGGTGTTGTTTGATATTTCATATGTTTGTCCTAACTGAATTTTGACCTATTGATCCTTTTGGAAAGTAATTAAACGCCAAACTGTATCTATCTTGTTTATCTAAACTTTTAGCAACTATATGCTCTAAGTGGCTAGGAAAGATTAATACATCACCTGTCGTAGGTTGGACCGTCCATTCTCCGGAGGTATATTGACTCCAGTTTTGTTTTGTATCTGGACGTACATGTTCTGGAAAACTATTTAAATGTTGTCTATTTTTCTTAAACGTAAGACCGTTACTTTGCGGACCTACATCGGGATAATATACTCCGCTGATTACAGCATTGGCATGATTATGTAAATCTATATCGCTACCTGTATTCATTTTATTAATCCAACTAGTTGTAAGTCTAAACTCTACATCATCAATAACATCTAATACTGTATAAGCAAAATGATCTACTGCACGTTTAATTAGTGTTTGTAAGTTTAACAATTTTGGTTGGTTAAGGACATCAAATCCCCGCTCAGACTGTGGTAAGTGATCCTCATTACCATATTGAGCAACTGAACTATCTGGATAGTCTAATCGTTTGAGCCATGCAAGTGTAATTGGATCTAGTGGTCCAATATGTGACTTTAGTAAGGGTGTTGAAAATAAAGGTGTAATCTCATAATGCATAGTATAATAATACTATCAAACATAGGATTTGTCAACCAATTAAAAAGCCGTATCCTGCTCCGCCTGCAACTTGCTGTGAAACTTCCATTTCTAGTTTCTCTAACTCGGCTGTTGCTTCTGCTTTTAGTGCATCGCCATTTAATGAACTACCACCCTGTGGACCTGCAATTTGTGCAAACTTACTACGTGCTTCGCCTAGCATAAATTTACACGTTGCAAGTGTATAATCTTTAATCCATTGCTTTGCTAGATAATCACTTAATAATTGTTCATCTGGTCTGTAGTTATATGCAAACAATAACAATGTTTCTTGTGTGCGTGGACGTTGTAACATTGTTAGTTCTTTTGTAGTCGTGTTCCATTTGAATTCAATGTACGAACCAAACATTCTACCTACTAGTTCTTGGTACTGACTAAACATATCATATGTTGCTAGTCCGCCCATGTTAGAACTTGATAGTAAGTAAGTGTTAGTGTATGCCATGTTGAATGGTTCAAATAATGTACCACCATCTCCACCGCCTGAACGTGAACCAATTGAACGTCTAAATATCTTTCTAACTTCCATTACGTTATCAGGTAATACATATGTATTCTGATCTTCAACTGTTGGCATAAACATATATGATTCTTCTACTGAATTATCACTACGCTGTCTAAATCTTGACAACGCTTTGCTTAATGCCGTTTCATAATGAATAGGATCAAGTTCAACATCTATCATGCCTCCGCCTAATAATGCGTAAACGTAATCGTAAACTTCTTGTTTTTTAGTTGCTAATGTTGCCATATGTATAGTCTCCATAAGTATTTATCGTATTGAGTTACTAACGATAAATATGTATATGCCAAGACTATCCTTATATAAACCAGAAAAGGGCAACGATTATCATTTTATGGACAAACAAATCCATGAAATGTTTACTGTGGGCGGAACAGATGTTTTCGTACACAAGTATCTAGGCCCTAATAATCCTGAAGAAGCCGATGCAACTGCGGACCAACCTCGTTACGATGCTGTTGCTACAACTAACATACAAGATATGTTGTTCCTTGAAAATAGGGATAGAAAATATGATCCAGACATTTATTCAGTGCGTGGTATTTACAATGTACAAGACATCGACTTTGACATGAGTCAATTTGGATTGTTCTTAAGTAATGATACATTGTTTATGACGATTCCAATCAATAGTAGTGTTAAAACATTAGGCAGAAAAATTATGCCAGGTGATGTTATTGAACTTCCACATTTAAAAGATGAATATGCGGCAAACGATCACAGTGTAGCACTAAAACGATTTTATGTTGTAGAAGATGTAAACAGAGCCGCTGAAGGGTTTTCACCTACATGGTATCCACATTTGTACAGACTGAAAATGAAGCAAATAGTTGACTCACAAGAGTTTAAAGAAATACTAGACTTACCTGCAGAAGAAGGATCAAGTGATACATTACGTGATGTATTGAGTACATACGAAAAAGAAATGCAAATTAATGATGCAGTAATTGCACAAGCAGAAGCAGATGCTCCTAAGTCAGGTTATGACATCGGACATTATTATACACTAGCAACTAACGACGACGGAACCATTGCATTAAAAACTGCTGATGAAACAGATATTGATGCTAGTAATATTGGCGTTGATGCAAGTGAGATAAGTGATCGTCCTGACAGAGCAGGATATCAAGGTTATTTACTCGGCGTTGAAGGGAACAACGGTGCTCCGTATGGTATGGGTATTAGTTTTCCAACTACACCTGTAGACGGAGACTACTTTATGAGAACAGATTTTTCACCGAAACGATTATTTAAATATGACGGTAATCGTTGGATTAAATTACAAGACGGTATTAGAGTTGATCTTACAAATACTGATACACGTAATACACAAAAAACAACATTTATTAACAATCCTGCACAATCAACAATCGGCGGCGAAACAGTTAAAGAGAAACAAAGTCTTTCAAAGGCACTACGTCCAAAGGCGGATAACTAATGGAACATTTTTATGATGGTCAAGTAAGACGATATGTTACTCAAATGGTAAGACTAATGAGTAACTTTTCAGTCAAAGACGGTAAAGGCGAGTTAACACAGATACCTGTTACATACGGTGATCTTACACGTCAAGTTGCAAGTATTATACGTGATAATAGTGAGAATAAAATACCAAGTGCGCCACGCATTGCTGTACACATTACAGGAATGGAGTTAGATAGAGAACGCACAAGTGATGCAAGTTATGTTAGCAAAGTTAATATTAGAGAACGTGCTTACGATACAGATGGTCAAGAATATTTAAATTACGAAGGTAAAAACTATACTGTTGAACGCTTAATGCCTACACCATATAAGTTAACATTCAATTGTGATATTTGGTCAACTAATACTGATATGAAGTTACAGATATTAGAGCAAATACTAGTACTATTCAATCCTAGTTTAGAATTACAAACTACAGACAACTATATTGACTGGACAAGTTTAAGTGTTGTTATGTTAGACAGTGTTACGTGGAGTTCAAGAAGTGTACCTGTTGGAGTTGACAGCGAAATTGACGTTTCAACATTAACATTTAGTACTCCAATTTATATTAGTCCGCCAGTTAAAGTTAAAAGACTCGGAGTTATTACAAATATTATTACAAGTATATTTGATGAAAACACAGGAACATTAGACTTAGGATTAAGTATGCCAACACTAAATTCATATGACGATAGTGTTATGCCAGGTGCAGTAGATAGTAAAGGTGGTAGAAGAATAGAAACTACAGCCGCTAAACATGTAGTTGGTACTAACTATCAAGATTACGGAGTTTATATAAACGGTAATCTAGCACAAATTGAAAGTCGAGGTATAGTCGGTGCAACTAACTGGCGAAATATACTTGATTCGCATCCAGGTCAATATCAAGATGGCATTAGTAGAATTTACTTTTCAAAACTAAATGAAGTTCGACATGAAATTACTGGTACAATAAGTATGAATCCAATGGACGAAACACAACTTATTATTGAATGGGATAGTGATACATTCCCGAGTAATAGTATTATAGAAGGTCCTGTTAGAAATAACAATCAATGGACAACTATTGATTATATTATTGATCCGCAAAAAACTGTACCAACGGCAGTGATGAAAGGCTTAGGTGGTAGAATACTACTAATGAACGACATCGGCGATGCTAATAATGCTGAAGGTGCTGATGCATGGCGTGGTGACTTAGGTGACTTAATTGCTAAACGTAATGACATAGTTGAATGGAACGGTACTAGTTTTGTTATTGTATTTGAAGCCGAAACTAAAAAAGAAGTTACGTATGTAACCAATTTAAACACAGGCGTTCAATACCGCTGGGACGGCGACGAATGGCTACTAAGTGTAGAAGGTCTATATCCAGGAGGGACCTGGAGAGTTTCCCTAAACGGATAATTATTTTTATGAACAAGATAATTTGCAGTGGAACTCTATTCTACAGTTTAAACACACAACGTTTTTTACTATTACATCGTGCTCAAGGAAAAACTAAAAACCTTTGGGGATTGGTTGGCGGCACAGGTGAAGGCAAAGAAACTCCCTGGGAAGTGTTAAAACGTGAAATAACTGAAGAAGTTGGTTTTGAACCAACTATAGAAAAGACAATTCCTTTAGAAACATTTATATCACACGACCATCAATTTCAATTTCATACATATCTTTGTGCAGTCAAAGAAGAATTTATACCTATTTTAAACGAAGAGCATCACGGGTATGCTTGGGTTAAAAATGGAAGTTGGCCTAAACCATTACATCATGGTTTAAGAAATACACTACAAAGCAAAATCAATCAAAGTAAATTAGAAACAGTTACTAAAGTATTGAATTTGCTTGACAAGTAAGCCAATAGAAAGTATAATAATACTATGAAAGTTTTAGTCTTTGGCGATATTATTATTGACAAGTATATTTACGGTACTAGTACACGAATTAGTCCGGAAGCACCTGTGCCGGTAGTAACATATACTGATGAAAAAACTACTATGGGCGGAGCGGCACTTGTTTTTGAAAACCTAACAAGTCTTGGTGTAGATGCAGAATTGTATGACACCCTAGAAGACCATAGTGTTAAAACTAGAATTATTTGTGACGGGCATTACATTACACGCATAGACGAAGATAAAAATGCAAACTCTAATGCTGTGTTAGAAAGAGTAAAACAGTCAGACTTTTCAACATATGATATTGTTGTGCTTAGTGATTACGATAAAGGCACATTAGATAATGCTAGACAAATTATAAAGCATATTAATAAATTTAATTGTAAAGTAATTATTGATCCAAAACGCTATGCATACGACTACGAAAATGCCTGGTTAGTTAAACCTAATCATAGTGAATATACTAAGTTTGAATTTGACGAATGGAAAGGCAACATTATTACTACTGATGCAGGACATAGTGTACGTGCTACAATAGACAATGTTGAGTATGATATTCCTGTTGAATCAGTTGAAGTATCAGATGTTACTGGTGCTGGTGATTGTTTTTTAGCAAGTTTTGTATATGCACTTACTAAAGGATACACACATAAAAAGTGTTTAGAACTTGCAGTGAGAGGATCAACAGAAAGTGTAAAACATGCTGGTACGTATATACTTAAACAAGAAGATGTAGAAGATACAGTTGTGTTTACTAACGGAGTATTTGATATACTACACACTGGACATTTAGAACTATTGCGCCAAGCAAAAGAACTAGGTAACAAACTTGTTGTAGGCATTAATTCTGACGCAAGTGTAAAAAGACTCAAGGGCAATGACAGACCAATAAACAACACCGATCAAAGAGTAAAACAAATATCAATGTTACCGTGGGTAGACGAAGTCCACGTTTTTGATCAGGATACTCCTTACGAGTTAATTAAGTATATACAACCTAATAAAATTGTTAAGGGTGGAGATTATACTGTTGAAACTGTTGTAGGACATGATTTAGCAGAGGTACATCTTATTCCGACAGTAGAAGGTTATTCAACAACAAATATTATAGAGAATAGTAAATGAGCGAAAGTTTAAAAATTTTAATTACAGGTGCCGATGGGTTTATTGGTAAAAATCTAAAGAAATATCTAATGAGTAAAGGCCATGGCATTGCTGATTATGATTATATTGAAAACGTTGTTCCTGATTGTAGTCAATTTGATAAAGTTATACATATGGGCGCAATATCAAGTACAACTGAAAGAGATATTGAAAAAGTTTTACAACAAAACTTAGATTTTAGTCACCGGCTATTACAAGTATGCGACATGCAAGGTATTGATTTAATTTATGCATCAAGTGCAAGTGTGTACGGTGATGGACAAATGTTTAATGAAGATGCACCTAAGCAACCACAAAGTCCTTATTCATGGTCAAAGTATTTGTTTGATCGTAGTGTACAAATGTTAGGCTGGGAAGATTATAAATGCAATGTCAAGGGACTGCGCTTTTTTAATGTATATGGTGAACATGAAGAACACAAAGGCGATCAAATGAGTGTGTTTCATAAGTTTACTAATCAAGCAAAAGAAACAGGCAAAGTACATCCGTTTGAAGGCAGTGATGAATACTTGCGTGACTTTGTGTATGTTGGAGATGTATGTAAAATTATTGAGAAGATGTTGACTATAGATGAAATGGGTATATGGAATGTAGGTATGGGAGAGACAACTAGTTTTGGATCTATTGCTGATGCTATTGCTGAAAAGTATAATGCAAAAGTAGAACCTATTCCAATGCCTAAAGCATTA